GGCCTGCATGCTTGTCCAGCGCGGCGACGATGCGGATCCGATCATCTTCCAGACTGTGCCGCAGTCGCATGTTGCGTTGCGGGAAGGTGCTTTCGGCCGCGTCGACATGATTAGCCGCAAGCACAAGATGCGGCTTTCGCTGATCCGGGCGCATTGGTCGGATGCGCGGGTTTCCGATCTCGAAGCGAAGTACCGGGCCGCCAACGACAACAACACCAACGATCCGGAGCTTGACGTTCTGGACGTGTGCTATTTCGATCGTGACGCCAACCTCTGGTATTACGATGTTCTGGTCATCGAGGCGGGCACGAAGGGCGAGCGTTCGCGCGTCGTCGAGCGGCAATACCGGGTTTGTCCGTGGGTGATTGCACGCTGGTCGAAGGCGGCCGGCGAAGTGCAAGGGCGGTCGCTGGTGTCGCTGGCTCTGCCGGATGCGCGCGTTCTCTCGGCGGTCAAGTCGTACCTGCTGAAGCAGGCGGCGCTGGCGATCGGCGGCGTGTTCCTGGTGCGCAATGATGCGGTGGTCAACGCGAACAATATCCGGATCTTCCCTGGCGCGACGATCCCTGTCCGGACGACGGGCGGGACGAACGGCGCCTCGGTCGCTCCGCTGCAAGTCGGCGGGGATATTCAGCTTGCACAGCTCGTGATCGAAGACCTGGTGAATTCGATCCACAAGATCATGCTGAATACCGGCGTTCCGGATCTCAAGGATGGCGTGCGGACGGCAACCGAGTGGGTTGCTCGCATGGAGGATCTGCAACAGTCGCTCGGCGCTCCGTTCTCGCGCATCCTGAAGGAAGGGATCGTGCCGATGCTCGAAGCGGCGATTATGATCCTGGGCGAAATGGGCGTCGTCCAGCTCCCGGCGTCGGGGCGGATCAAGCTCAACAACGGCGAGATCGCAGTCAAGTTCGCGTCGCCGCTCGTGCAGGGACAGGCGATCCGGGAAGTCGAGACGGCGCGCAATGCGCTGTTGCTGACGAAGGAAACGGCGGGCGAAGAGGCGGCGGCTCTGGCGTTCAAGCTCGAAGACTTCGGCGCATGGGTCGGCGGCAAGCTCGGCGTGGTGCCGCAGCTCATGCGCACGCCGGACGAAAACAAGAACTTGCAGGCGATGGCCGGCAAGTTGGCGGCAATGCAAAGTGGTGCTATGCCTGTGGTCGGGCAAAATCCCGGCGTCGTTCCTGGCGCTAGGGCTCCACAGCAACCGGCGCTTGCCCTCGCCGCTTAACCGGGGAAACCCTTATGGAAAGCAACATAACGCTGTCGATAGCGACCGATCTGGTTTGCCTGTCGATCTTCGTCGTCGCGATGATGGTAACGATCATCCTGACTTCAACCGGGCCGGCCGTGTGGCTGGCTTTTTTGTGCCTGCTGTTCGGCGGGCTCGCCTTCACGTTTAGCCTGGTCGCGCAATCGGCGGCGCTGTTCGGTGGATCGAGCGGAACGGCGATCGGCATGATGTTCGGTGCCGCGCTCCTGGCTGGCGTTGCTGGCTTCGGATCTCTGGCGGCGAAGGTGACGCTATGAATGCCTTCGATTGGCTGACGCAAGCCACGCCGGATGAGCAGGCCGTCCGGAAGATGAACGAAGAGCAGTTGGCGGAAGCTCGTCGCCAACAGCGTGAGATCGCGGAACTGTTCTGCGATGTGCTGCATCACTCGCCGCGCGGTCCGGAACTCATGGCGTACTTGCGCGATTGTACGATCGAGCTACCTTTGATGGATGTACAGCGTTCGTTCGTGCGTGGTGACATGGCTCTCGCGCCGTCCGATTGGGCGTTTCTGCGCGAAGGACAGAACTCCTTGGTCCGGCTGTTCGAAGAGCAAATTCGGATCGCTCTAACGCCGGAAGAAACGCCGGCCAAACAGGAAGGCGATGACAATGGCTGACAAGAAAACGAAGGCGGAGCAGGAAGCCGAAGACAAGGCGCGCACCGCGAAGGCCGCACGCGAGGCGGACGACAAAGAGCGCGCGGCGAAGGCTGCGGCTGCAAAGGATGACGGCGGCAAGGCTCCGTCCGGCAAGGCCGGCGAAGTCGAAGGCGCGAAGGCCGGAGACGTGGGCAAGACGGAAGCGCCCGATCCGGTCCATCCGGTGGAAGGCGTGCCGGCCGAAAATCAGCCTGCCGGACCTGACCAGCATCCGGGCGACCGCCCGATCGAGGATCAGGGGCTTGGCAATCCCAACGACGCGCAGCGCAACGCCGGCCGGCGTGATCCGGAAGCTCTGAACGCGGGCGGGTCGACGGGGGCGCCTGACGATCCGGTCTATGCCTCGGCAACGATGGACGACACGGACGGCGCGCGGATCGCGAAAGAGAACGAAGATCCGATCCTTCTTCTCGAAGCGGCCAGCGCGGCGGCCGGCATGGGCCGATATGCTCGGAATTCCTCGCTCCAAGCCGTCATCCGCGCATACCGGGTGGCGCAACGGGAGATCAAGGAAATTCAGGGTCGGCTAGACAAGCGGATCGAGGACCGCGAAGGCCGGCAGGCGGAGCGGCGTTCGGAGCGCGACGCGGCCAAGCGCGAGATAGCGTGACAGTTCGCGTTCAACGGGTGTAATCATAGGCGCGGCCTGGCGACGGGTCGCGCCTTTCTCTTTCACAGCAACGGGGTTGGGAAATGTTTGATCTACTGGAACGGCTTGGCATTCGGGTGGCGTTCGCGCCGGAAGACGACAAGGGAGCAAATGGCGATGGTGGAAGCGACGGCGGCGGGAACGGTGGCGCTGACGGCAACGGCGGTGCTGGCGCTGGCGGCGGCGGTAGTGGTGGGGGGTCTAGTGATACTGGCGCTGGCGGTTCGCAGCAATCGAGGCTGAAGGATGCGGGCGGGCTTCTCGGAACGCGCAAGGCGAAAGAGGGTAGCGACGGCGGCGACAATGGCGCGAATGGTGGCGCTGAACCAAAGCCGGGCGCGGACGGTCGACCTGCCCATATCCCCGAAAAGTTTTGGGATGCCGAAAAGAAGGCGGTAAAGGTTGACGATATCGGCCGCGCCTATGCGGACCTCGAAAAGAATTTCGGCAAGCTCAAGCGCGAAAAGGGCGTTGGCGACGACGTTCCGGAAAAGCCGGAAGAGTACTTCGCGGAACCGCTGAAGCTCGAAGGCGCGGAGCGGTTCGGGCAGGAGATCCCGATCGACGATCCGGGCCTGAAGTCCTGGGGCAAGGTGTGCCACAAGTACGGGATCGGCAAGGACGCGGCCATGTCGATCGCGCGGGACATGTTCAAGGAAATGAACGGTTTCGCTCCGGAACCGATCGACCTCGAAGCGGAGCGCGAAGACCTGGGCGACGGTGCTGACGAGCTGGTCGACGGCGTGTTCACCTGGCTGGAAGCGCAAGAGCGTGACGGCAAGCTCGGGGCCGATGATATCGACGTGGCGGTCGCGTTCTCGAACACGGCGAAGGGCATCCGCTTCCTCAACAAGATGCGCACCTTGAGCGGGGCGAAGCCGATCCCGATCGGGCTTCCGGCCGGAAGTAAGGGCCTGTCGCAGGAGGATTGGCATTCCGAAATGCGCGCGGCCGTGAAGGCGAAAGACTACAAGCGTCAAGCGGAGCTGGACGAAATGTCGGAACGCATCTTCGGCAACGATCAGGCGTCCGGCTCTCCGATCGCCGGCATTCCAAATCAGAAGGACGTTGACCGCACGGCGCGGAAATGATTGATTGCGGCTTCCTATGCTGACCGCGTAGGAGGCTCACTGGCAACTGGCCGCTGTGATGAACGGCGGCCATTTTTTTGCCCGATTGACAAACCGCGCCGCTCGCGCGTAGCTTCGTCGCAAATCAGCCGGCCCGACGCGGCGGCCTATACCGGACAAGTTTCCGGCCCTGCACAAGCGTCGCCTATACCGCACGATTGATCATTCCAAGGTCAACTCAATTCGGAAGGGCGACTAAATGTCCCGCAACCTCACCACAAACGAACAGGCTTCCTTTGATGCTCGCGTGAAAGCCGCATACGAAGGAACCGGAATGCTCCGCTC